CTAATCTATCGCCAATTTCTCTGAGTGTCATTCTTCCGTTTTCATAAATAGAAACCAAAGTGCAATTGTACTCATCCTCATAATCAATAAAGTATTTACAACCACTTTTTGCACAAGATTTTTGCTCATTCATGCATTTTCTGCTACATTTTAATAATCCATCCACAATCATAACTCAGGGTGCTCCTCGGCAATGAGATCAAATAAATCGTCAAGTTGCTCATCAGAAAGACCCAAGTCACTCATAGTTTGCTTACCCTCATTATAAAGTTTAATATTTCTTTTCTTTCTTTTATTGGAAAGCTTACTATTTTCAATTACAAATTGTTTTATTCTTTCATCGTCATTTAAATATCCAGATATAATGCAACGGAAAAACTTTGATTTTGTCATGCCATCATTCTTCAATTTTAAGACTAGCTGAGCATGACGATGATCAGTATCGGTAAATATTATTCTCTTCTCGTTTTTTCCGTAATCATTGATATCAGACATCTTACCAACTCTTACTTAAAATGTGAGTACGACTTTCCGATAGTCCTGCCGTAGTTTGTGCTATAAATTCAGCTTTGCTTGTCAGTTCAGCAATCGTGCGAGCACCGCTGTATGATAGACCGGAGCGTATCCCTCTTTCTAAATCTGATAGAATATCCACTACACTACCTCTAAACGGAACGCGAGTTGATACACCCTCATAGGACGAGTAATTACCTTTCCAGCTTATTTGAGCCTCTTTAGAAGCCATGCCGCGATACACTTTCCACTTTTTACCACTTGATTCTTCAAAAACTTCCCCCGGCGACTCTAGTGTGCCTGCGAAAAGTGAACCGCACATAACCGCATCAGCGCCGGCCGCAAAAGCTTTTACAATGTCACCAGAGTTTTTAATTCCACCATCAGCGATAATCTTTACATCTCTATCAGTTTTGGCACAGTCAAAAATTGTTTCTAGACCGGGCACACCATGACCCGTTTGAATCCTTGTTGAACATATTGAACCACCACCAATGTTGCAGCGAACAGAATCTGCTCCCCAGTCGGCTAAGTCATTGATACCTTGTAACGTAGCTACATTACCAGCCATGATGTGTATATGATCTCCAAACTGTCTGCGTAATTGTTTAAGTGTATTTTTCATCTTTATGTGGTGTCCGTGAGCCACATCAACACACAAAAATGTAGCGCCAGAGTTAAGGGCTGCGGCGGCTCTATCTAAGTTATCACCAGAGATACCTATGGCAGCACCCACGGCATTTCGATTTTTAACACCCTCAATCATTTCACACTGTTGTTCAATTGTATTGTAGCGATGAATAATGCCACCAGCGCCCTGATTGTTCATAGCAGTGACCATCGAAGCTTCACTAATAGTGTCCATAGGTGAAGAAATAATTGGCAGGGAAAACACTAAACCGTTACCCATATCGGTTGTTAGATCGATCTCTGTTCTACTTTCAATATCAGAGTACTGAGGAACAAGCAGAACATCATCGTAAGACAAAGAATTTTTCACATAGCCTCCCTATCAATAAAATTGCAAATGTCGCTTGAGCGATACCATGTATGCTCATTAGGATTTTCAGGCTCTGGTAGTAACACTGTCTTTGGTGGCCTGTTGCCAATATTAGTGTGTACAATAAAGACTGTTGGAACGCCCTTAAACTTCATTTTTTGTTCTAGTTCAGGGTAATCATCAATGTTGTAGGCAAAGAAGTGCAAGTCTTTATACTTTTCTTTATTAGAAATATCAATAAAATAATCTTTTAAGTTGTGACATAGATGACATCCATTTGAGTAAAACTTTAATACAAACGTAGAGTTTTCCTTAACGGTACCTTTTAATATATTATCTAGCGCCTCACGGGATATTCTGGTTACTGCCATTTATTACCTCCTTGGCTTTATCCATGCATTTGGGACAAAAAAGCCTAACAACCTCTTGTTTAACAACCACAGACCATGATTTTACCATATCTTTGTTCTTTTTGTCAAATACTTCTGAGCAAACATCACAAGACTCTGGTAATTTACCAAATTGTGCAACTTGATTAGAAAGTTTTTCATTGGCATCCTTGCTAATGTTTTTCTTCATCGCTCTTCGTGTTGCTCTGTTCATTTCTTCTTGACAGCCTTTGGTCTATTCTGAGACTTTCTATATGTTGAAGACCTTTCCATTAATTCTTCATGACCCACAGAGGCAGTCTTCTTGCTCGTTGTTCGTTTTTTCTTTTTTGGTTGTTCGGGCTCAGGTTCCTCTTCCTGTTCTTCTTCCTCTGGCTCTGGAGCGTTAGAGACAGCTTCATCCACAGTTTGCTTTGCTAGTGCTCCTGAATATTGTTGTAAAGTAACAAGGGCGCCCTCTAGCTGTGCTAATGCGATTGCGTGTTGAACAATTTGATCTGCAGTCTCAGTGGTTGCTGGTCGATGATACAGATCTTTTATGATGCCAAATCTTTCTGTGGCCTTGGCTTTTAATTGCAAAATTGCAGAATTTAAAATTTCTTCGGTCATCGATTCATGCCTCCAAATATTTGTTGTTGATTACCGCCATCAAATACAACAACTGCAGATGGGAATGGTGCAGAATTTTCGCTATCACCAAATTTGAGCCTTCCTTTAACAAAGTATATTTCATCAGCTTGCATTACATATTGGTGCCAATACTTAGTATCAGTTCTAGCAGGGATTAGCATCACTACCTTAGTGTTGTTCTTGCGAGATTCTTCAAAAGCTTTTCTAATCCACTTGTCGATTCCTCTACCATAAGGTGGATTAACGAAGCTGGTAAAACCTTCCCAGCTTTCGGAGAGACCATTATCTGATTCTGTAAAATACTTTGTGCATTTAGAATTATTGCTGTCAGCACATGGGTCTAAGGTAAACGGACCAAAACGCCAGTTAAGTTTATTAAAAAAGTCTTGAGGTGTTGCCCAGTTGCCCGTTTTAGAACTAAACAATACCAATTGTGTTTCTTTATTCATTTGTACTCCCTAATGCTCCATCACCACGATCGCTGATGGTAATTGAATTTTTATATAAATCTCCAGTTGAACTCTGTACTGCGCGAAAATTTACAACTGGAATCATAACAACTTGTGCAATCTTATCGCCCGGTCTAATAAATTGTGGACTTTTTCCAACATTGTGTAGGTTGATAAAAACCTCACCATCGTATCCAGAATCAACCACACAGGCACCCACAAGTAACGATTGCTTTGCTGCTACCGAACTTCGATTCTTAACTTCTAACATGTACCCATGTGGAATACCAAATCGCAGACCAGTTGGGACAATTCTGCTTTCACCGGGGTTAACTGCTACGGCTTGACCCTCGTGTTCCGGCGAGTAAAAAACATCTAATCCAGCATCTGATGGATTTGCTCTTTGTGGATCGTGCGCATTCGGCCGAGTACGGGCGAACTCAATAATCATTTGTTCCCCCGCTGAACATGTTGAAGTTTTCTACAACTTCATCGATGTTGACGTTGTCTTTAAACAAGCGATAAGCTTTCACCGCTGCACGAAGTTCATCTGTGTTAAGCCAGCCGTTCTCCTTGAATTCTGCACGAAGCTCTCGCTTCTGCTCCTTGTATGGTTCCATCGCTTCCTCGATTGCAACGAGAGAGCGAATATATTCTTTGACATATTGTTTACGTTTGTCTTCAGTAGACACATTACCTCCTTATTGGTGTTAATAGTATAATAAGTTAAACCTTAATAGTCAAGTTATTTTTGTGGTTTAAATCTAAAAAGATGCCAAAGAAATTTTTCAACTATTGCATCTCTTTGTTCATCGCTCTCGCATTCAGCAAATGAATAATTGTAAGTTCCTTTAACTTTATTGATCTCTTTAGCCATTTTATCTCTATCTTTTCTAAACCATCTTAATTGTAATGAATATCTTTCAGGTATCATAACATTGTGCTTTTTAGCAATTTGAATTAAGCGAAAGTATTCTTTAGTTTCATAGCTTTTTTTGGCATCTGAAAAATCCCAAGCTAATGTCTGCTTATAATCAGGGTCAGATATCCAGTTTTCTATTTTATCAGGATGTAGTTTCATGGCTAATTTTCTAAACAGTTTATGAAAGTCTTGATGTAAATCTTTATAGGTTCCCAGATCATCAGGCTCTTCAATATTTTCGTCATTAGCTTCTGTGCTATCCACAGGAACCAAAGCAGTACTACCGGAGTACTCACTTATTGGAATTTCTTCGCCCTTTTCCGGCTTCTTGGTTCCGTAAAGCTCACTTAGCCTTTCAGCGTTTTCCCTGTTAAGTTTGTCAATGTCAATATTATTACGAGCACAGTAAGCTCGATAGTAATGTTCAAAATCAATATTCATCTCTTTGCAGATGTCATTGGCTAGCTCCAATTCTTCATACAAATATTCTAATTCATTTAGGAGACGTTTCCACTTAATTTTTTGAGTTTTGAGCATATACTTTAAGTAGTATTACTTAAAGGTGATCTTAACCGACGTATCTATTTTAAGGTCTGGCACACGCAAATGATTAGCTAATTTATGCTTCTTGCACTCTTTTGCGTCCAAAAACCAATCGGCGTGTCCTTTATCGTGAACAATTTCTAAAAAATAATCTTCACTTTGTCCACAATTATCAGCCATCATATGATAAATCTTTTTATTAAGGCGTTCCGTTTCTTCGGCTGAAGCCTTTATTTCTTCAACCTTACCACGATCCATTGAACTAACATCGTGAATCATGACTGTCGCGTCGGGATCCATATATCGCTTACCTTCAGCGCCGAAACTAAAAAGTATGGCTCCACAGGACATTGCTTTGCCTTGCACGATTGTAGCGACAGGAATGGTGGAATGCTGAATGTCTGAAATCATTGACATCAGACTATAAACTTGTCCGCCATAGCTATCAATAATAACTGGTACAACCGGCTGACCAGTGCTCTGTGCTTTAGACATTGATTCAGAGAAAGTCTTTGCTGCTGCTTCATCAAATTTGTTAACCCTGATAATAACAGGGAGTTCATCTCTAAGCTTCGCCTCTTTTAATAGAGGACTAAATGTTTTAATTATATTCATGTTTATCCTAATAGTTTAAATGTTCTGCCGACTGCGTATGTTGAGAATCCCCAGTTTTGATCATACTTCAGTCGAGCCATGTATGGACGATTCAAACGAATCTTATCCTTATTGGGTTTAATGCCCCAGCATCTAATTCTGGTAAGTTCATTATTGGAATCTATAACTTCTACAATCCAATAAGTCTTACCTTTCTTAGTTTGTTTAATAGTAATCTTGCGCGGAATAAACCAGCATACTTGCAAGTCTTCATCAAATTCAGAAATTGGTGGAATATATTTTTCATGAAGACGTTCGATTGTTTCATTACTAATCACAAGGTTCATTGGAAAGATACCAGTCAGATCAGTTTTAAATTGAATAATTTCTTCTTCGGAGAAATCACCCTCTGGTCGAAATGTCTCTATATTCTCTCCAAACTTCTTCAAGTTCTTCGGTCGCTCTACAACACAAGCGGACCAAAAGTGCTTACGACCAGAGAATCGGTCATCTACGATATTATCCAAAGCACCACCCCTACAAAGCGCGTCAAGGGCTTTTTTATTCAGCTTGCTATATGATATATCATCTCGAAACAAAAGGTCTTCAGCGTTCATAAACGGGCGATTCTCAAGCACTTGTTCAATCGCTGCCATGCCAAGACCCTTGATTGATGTTAGTGGTTGAATGAGAGTTTTTCCGTCATCGCTAATCTCCCATACGGTTCCTGATTTGTTAATATCGAGTGGTGCAATGTCAAAGCCAAATTTCTTTGCGATGTTAATCGCCTTTTCCTTGCGAGTCTCTGGTTCCTTGTCCAGAAATGCTGCCATCCATTCTGCTGGATAGTAGTTGAACAGCCATGCACATTGAAAAGAGATGATAGAGTAAGAAACTGCATGTGACTTGTTAAAACCATATCCTGAGAAGAATTCAAATTTATCCCAGAGGGATTGGGCTTCATCATGGCTAATGTTTTTGGTGACACAACCTTTAATAAATTTATCATGCAGCATGCCTTTTACAGAACCCTTGCCTGTTCCTTTTTTGGTCAGCACCTTGCGAAGCATGTTGCCCTCATCAAGCGTGAGTCCGCCAAGCTTATGAGCCAACAACGCAATTTGCTCTTGAAAGATTAGGAAACCAAATGTTTCTTCTGTAATATCTCTTGCTTCGTCAGAGAGATACTGAATCCTTTGTGGGTGCTCTTTGGCTTCCACATAGTCGTTATCAACACCGGCAGATAGTGGACCGGGACGGAAGATAGAAGTAATGGCAGACAAATCAATGATATTATTTGGCTTTACACGTTTACAAAAGCTTTGGGCACCATTTTCGGTAAACTGGAAGATACCAGCCCACTTACCCTTGTGGAAAATATTCTGATAAACTTCTGGATCGTTCAAGTCCACAACTTCTGGGTGTAGATTTTTTTCATAGTATTCTCGCACATCTGAAAAGGTTGGCTCCTCAATGCCATGATGGCGGCGCAAAATATGATATATCGCACCCT